TTTTATGAGTTTGATTACAGAAGCACTAAAAAATCTACTCGAACGAAAATACAAAGAAATTGATAACAATTACAAAATGCTTAAAAAAGTGTCAAAAGTCGAAGATGCTAAAAAAATAGTAAACGAAACTTGGCAAATAAAAAGCTTTATAAACGACATCGAAATAGAATTAATGCGAAGGGAGTACAACAATGGCACGACATCGTAAGACGATGAGCGGCGCAAAAGACCGCCGAGTGTTCAACGTAACCGCACGAAAGACGAAAACCATCAACCTTAGCCAGAAGCCTATGCGCGGTGGCATCCGGCTGTAAAAGAAAGGAAAAGACAATGGAACACAACTATTATGGCATCTGGGATGATGTGGCAAAATGCTATGCATGGGTAGGCGAAAGCAAAAACAACGCAACGTTTGCACGGATGTGCAGCGTGATGGAAAAAGACGAAAAAACTTTCATCGGGCAGAGCCCGCAGGACTACACCGGCTTTAAGCTGGCAGTGTTCGAGGACGAACTTGGCACGTTCACGAACAACAAAGAGAAGGTATGGGAGGGCAAGCCGCATGAATAAACGATACGAAGAAGGGCGAAAGCCCTTCTTTTCTGAATCAGGCGAAACCATGCGAAAACAGTACGTCTGGACGAAAGACGAGAAAGGAGAAGAAGTGCTGCAAGAAACAGCACCAATCGACATCCAGCAAGAAATTGAATCGTATTCGGACGAATGTGATATCAAAAACATCGTCCGAAAAGCTAGTTTTGACCCGCAGTTCCTTAAAAGCTTATCCGAAGGAACAATGACGGGGACAAAAGTGGACATCACCGAATGGCCGCAAAACATCCATGAGTACCATCGCATGATCGCAACCGCACAAGCAAACTCAATAAAGCTTGAAAAACTGCAAAAAATGGCAGCGGAACAAGAAAAAGCAAAATCTGAAGCAAAACCTGAAGTAAAACCTGAAGCAAAACCTAAAGCAAAGGAGGAAGAAAAGTGAACCGAAACAATGAACGACACTTTAACCAAATTCCAGAAGTGAAAGCAAGTCGAACACGGTTCAACCGTGACCAGACAATTTTAACAACGTTTGATTCCGGCAAACTGATTCCGTTTTACGTAGATGAAGTATTACCGGGCGACACCTTCAACGTGGACACGTCAGCGATCATCCGAATGACCACGCCAAAGTATCCGGTGATGGATGATGCATTTATCGATTTCTACTATTTCTATTGTCCTAACAGGATCTTATGGGATAATTTCAAACAGTTCATGGGAGAAGTAGAGGAAACGCCATGGATGCCAACAAAAGAATATAAAGTGCCACAAATCGTCATAGACGCAAATGACGCGCCATATGAAAGAAGCATTCTAGACTACATGGGGATTCCAACAAAAGTAAGAAAAGAAACCAATATTAGAATCAACGCACTGCCAATCAGGGCATACGTAAAAATTTGGAATGAATTTTTCAGAGATGAAAACGTAGGCAATGCAGCAGTAGAGTTCAAAGACGATTCAGACAAATCATACGGAGATACAAACGATGAAAACAACATGGAAAAAATCCTTCAAGAAGCAGCAAGAGGTGGCAGATGCTTACCGGTAAACAAGTTCCACGACTATTTTACCAGCTGCATGCCATATGCTCAGCGCGGGCCGGCCGTGGCACTGCCGATGGAAGGAAACGCAGCAGTGAAACTGTATAAAGACGCCAAACTAACCGAACAAGAGCCTGAGGCAAGCGTAATCAGACTAGACCAGAACGGAGAAATCTACAATGACGTAGAAAATAAACCGGCAACAGTATCGGGCGGCGCAATCAATAACAATAAATCGTCATACATAGGAACAGACCTCGGAAGCGTAACCGCGACAACCATCAACGACCTAAGAAAAGCCGTAGCAGTACAGCAGTACTACGAGACACTGGCAAGAGGTGGCAGCCGTTACCGTGAACAAGTACAGGCACTGTGGGATGTGGTTATCAGTGATAAAACTGTACAAGTACCGGAATACCTGGGCGGTGGCAGATACCATGTAAACATCAACCAGATTGTGCAGACCAGCGGACAGCAGGCAAACAATGACACGCCCATTGGCGAAACTGGTGCAATGTCAGTGACACCGATCAACGAAAGCAGCTTCACAAAATCTTTCGAAGAACACGGTTTCGTAATCGGTGTATGCTGCGTAAGACACAACCATAGTTACCAGCAAGGCCTGGAACGTTTCTGGAGCAGAAGGGACAGACTGGACTACTATGTGCCGCAGTTTGCAAACATAGGAGAGCAGCCAGTAAAGAAAAAAGAAATTTATCTTACCGGAACGGCAACCGATGAAGAGACATTCGGTTATCAGGAAGCCTGGGCAGACTACCGAATGAAACCTAACCGGGTAAGCGGACTGATGAGAAGCAACGCAACCGGAACATTAGATTTCTGGCATTATGCAGACAACTACAACAAAGCGCCCACACTCTCGCAAGAGTGGATGACAGAAGGAAAAGAAGAAATCGCACGAACGCTAATTGTGCAGAACGAACCGCAATTTTTCGGAGCGATTAGAGTAGCAAACAAAACCACAAGACGGATGCCATTGTACAGTGTACCGGGCTTGTACAAATTGTAAGAAAGGAGAAAGCCCGGAGAAATCCGGGCTATTTTTTAAATGGGAGCATTATCAAAATTCTTAACAGCACTAAACATAGCAGGAAACGTGGCAAATACAGTTGGAACAATCGCCGGAGCAGCAAAAAACTTTGCTGGAGCTTTTGGCGGATACGGACAAGAAGGCAACAGCCAAAGCCAAGGTGGAAGCATAAGCCAAGGCGGCGGGCACTCGGAAAGCGGAAGCCAATCCGGAACAAACATTCAACAGGTTAATGACTGGCTAAATCAAGCATACGCATACCAAGGGCAAGAAAGCGCAATACAGCAAAAATATAACAGCCAAAGCATGTTAAAGCAAATGGGCTACAACACCTTACAAGCAATCATGCAAGGCGTATATAACCACATTGAGAACAACGTAGCAATGAACTACAACAGTGCAGAAGCACTAGCAAACCGCGAATGGCAAGAGCACATGTCAAGCACAGCATACCAGCGAGCCGTTGAAGACATGAAAAAAGCAGGACTTAACCCAATCTTAGCATTCGCAAACGGTGGAGCAAGCACACCGGGCGGATCAGCAGGAACAATCAGCGGTGCAAGTATGGGACTAGCAAGCAGCAGCGCACTAGGAGTAAGCCGAAGCAGTGGATTCGTACCAAACGCATACTCAAGTTCAAGCTGGAGTAAAAGCGATTGGTATAATGCAGCACAAAGCTGGCAACAGATGCTAAGCAGCACACACATGACGCCATACGGACTGCAAAAAGCGCTTACAAAAGTCGGAAACGACACAAGCAAAGCCATCGATGATGTAACAGCAAAGATGGGAAAAGGAAAAAGCACAGAAAAAGACAGAAGCATGAAACCACAAGACAAAACTGGAGCATACGGAGAAAAGAGAAAGCCAGGTGATTATTTAAGATGAGTTGTTACAAGCCGTTAATAAGGCTGTACAACCCGAACGATAAAGACATTAGCGGGAGGGTGTATTCACTCTCCCGCTTTTCTCAATTAACGGGCAAACAGCTCAAATATGAAGATTTGATGTATAGAAAAGATGTCATGCTAATACCATGCGGGCAATGCATCGGATGCAGAATTCGACAACGTGAAGACTGGACAACACGAATAGAATTAGAAGCACGAGATTATCCAAGAGAAGAAGTTTGGTTTATCACGCTTACTTATGATGATGACCATGTACCAGGCATGATAGTAAACACAGGTGAAATCATGCGAAAAGTACAATACGTCTGGAAGCCGGGAGAGAAGCGCCCTGAAAGCGTCCAAACATTGCTATATACTGACGTTCAAAAGTTCTTAAAACGTCTCAGAAAGGCTTATAGGGGCAAATTACGCTATTTTGTAGCAGGAGAGTATGGAGAACAGACAGCAAGGCCTCATTATCATATGATACTATATGGATGGCAACCAACAGACCTAGAACACCTATACAAGATACAACACAACGGATACTACACAAGTAAATGGCTAGCAGACCTATGGGGCATGGGTCAAATACAGATAGCGCAAGCAGTGCCAGAAACATATAGATATGTTGCAGGATACGTCACTAAAAAAATGTATGAGATAGACGGTCAAAAAGCAAATGCATACTATGAAATAGGACAGCAAAAACCATTTGCATGTATGAGCCTTAAGCCAGGTCTAGGAGATCACTACTATCAAGAACACAAAGAAGAAATCTGGAGAAAAGGGTATATCCAATGCACAAACGGCAAACACGCACAAATTCCACGTTATTATGAAAAAATGATGGAAGCTGAAAACCCACAAAGATTGTGGAGAATCAAACAGAACAGACAAGCAGCAGTCATAGCAGAAAACCGACTAAAATATGAAAACGCAGACTTTGAGGAACAGTGCAAAACAAAAGAAAGGGTTATCAAGAAACAAATGAAGAAAAAAGGGACACTTTAAGAGTGTCATGGTGTCACCTAGCCCAGTACCTATCAAGTAAGGTACTGGGCTAGGATCGTCTAAAGGCTCCATGTTATCAGACTATTCAGTGATTCAAAGGGGTTGACTTAAAAGTCAACCCCTTGCGACACGCCCCAATCTTGGGGCTGTCGCTAGTGCGCGCATGCGCGCGCGCGCGAATACGCGCACGCGCGTATGCGCGCATATTATATTAACTTGTTGTAGGAGTAGTAGTAGGCACTGTGGAAAAGTTGAAAAGCACTAAAATTTAACGTTAGAACGTAAATAAAAAGCAAAAAACACTGTGGAAAGATTTGTTGAAAACTTGTTGAAATGTTGAAAGTTCGTCAAAATGACGGAAATCATTGTGCAACATTTTGTGGAAAACCTGTTGAAAGTGTTGAAAGTGTTGAAAACGCGCACAGCGCTAAAAAGGAATGGATTATCCGAGCTCCGCATACGCTGCGCACGGAAAGGCGCTAAAGCGCCATTCAAACCAAAAAAACAATTGACAGACGACAAAATATATAGTACAATTCACAATAGAAAGCGAGGGAGCAGGATGATTGAAAGCTATATAATGGACACAGACGCAAACGAAAAAGTAGGGATGCACTTCAAAGTAAAGGAATTCGCTTGCAAAGACGGTTCACAGGTAGTTTTTATAGACAGTTACCTAGTGTCAATCCTAGACATCCTTAGAAACAAAGTCGGAAAACCTGTAATCATCAACAGCGGATACCGAACACCAAAAAGGAACGAAGAGGTAGGCGGTGCAAAGTACTCATACCATATGCGAGGAATGGCAGCGGACATCCGAGTAAACGGAATGAGCGCAAAAGAAATTGCCAACGAACTGAATGCAATCATTCCGAATGAATGCGGCATCATCACATATAAAACGTGGGTACACATCGACACACGCGCCAAAAAATACAGAAAGGGGGTATAAAATGGCACTGATTTCCATTAAAGACGTCAAGCAGGCAATCCGCATTATGATGCAGATTCTGGAAAAGCTCGACGAAATCTATCACGCACTGCATGATAGCGTCAACGAAAAGGAAAAGGAGTAAAGCCATGATACCAAACAAAACATGGAACGTACGAGACCAGACCACAGAAGCACTAAAAAATCTACTCGAACGAAAATACAAAGAAATTGATAACAAT